ATTATTTATATAGTAGTTCAATAGTTAATAGTTATTAAAAGACTTATATATATAAAAATAAAGGACTTAAATACAACTGGGATTGAACTACTATATGTATAAAGACAACTTACAACCTAAAGAATGAGGAACTTAGGGCCGTTTACGCCGCCGACACCAATTATCTTCCCCGTAGGCCGGTTCGGCGGGTTATAATAAAACCTGCGGTGGTGGTTCTGAGCAATTGCAAGAAAGCGGCGCTGGGTTGGGAAGACAAGTGCTGCGGAAGGTCCCAGAGAGCAACCTGGGCGTTCACCTCGGAACGAGATCTCGGGGGCGCTTCCCGGACACGTAGGGCGGAGCCGTTGCCGAATGTCCGTTGATGTCTGTCTGCTTTCCACTGAGGAAGCATCTCGATTTGAGAATTGGGGTATCTGGCCCGAATGTAAAATGCATCATCATGCAAAACTACGTGAAGCAAAACAAGGAATTGCTGAAGATGCTTTTCGCTGGGTTGGTGGGGCCGATACAAAAGTGCCTGGGTTCGTCACGATGATTACTCCAGTAAGTGAGACGAATGGTTGGGTGCCAGTTCCTTGTCATCGTGAAGATGGAGTTTTACTTGTGGGAATGAGAACGTGGGGCAACGTAAAAAGAAGTTGATGATTTGTCGGGGTATAGCGCAGTCTGGTAGCGCATTCGGCCTGGGACCGAAGGGTCGGTGGTTCAAATCCATCTGCCCCGACCAAAGTTTGAGCGTGGCTGGTGCTGCAGAATTATTGCAGCTATGCCCGACCCGCAAGACGCTTTATGTATAGAGTCTCCGATAAAGCGTCTTGCGATAAGTTTGCGTAGTATAGTGCGCAGCATTTGGAAGGGCGCTAGGTAGACATGGGGTTTGGACTAGAATGCTACTTCTAATAGTTCAATCCTTGCAGGTTCAAATCCTGTTGGGCTATGCAATGTAGTTTGTGAGCTTCGCAGTGAACAGCGAGGCGCGGCAGGACCACCAACCTTCCTGCGGAGCGCGCTAAATGTTCACGTCCGGCTTGATGAGTTACGCGGTGCCCTTTCCCACTGCGTAGCTCTCGCTGGAAAGTACTGATGCCGTTCGCCAACCAGCGGGCGGCATTTTTATTGCGTTCAGGGAGCGGAAACTGAGTACGCAGTACGGTCTTTACAGACCGGCTGGGGAAATCCCTTCTGCGAGGTCCGTCACGGTGCGACGCGGCAAGCGCGTCATTTATTGTTAGGAGAACTATAATGGCAACCGCTAAGAAGCAGACTAAGGGTGCCCAGCCCTCTGCTGCGGTGCCGGTTAAGAAACTAACTCGTAAAGAGAAGCACGTCATTAACTCAGCTAGGGCCAAGAAAATACAGCACGAGGCGCACGAAGAAGTTAAGGCCATGATTGCTGAGCGAGTGAGTGGGTATGAGCTAAAACCCATGGAACTGCGGGGAAAAGACGACCCAAGTCTGCCTACTGATAAAGGCACTAAGATAGGTCGCCCCAGTGTTTTGTATACTAAGGCTCTGGATGAACGACTCTTTGAATTACTATGCGTTGGTACGTCGTTGGATAACATTAGCAACATAAAAGGAACGCCGGGATTAGGCACAATGATTAGGTGGCTCTCCGACGACACGCACAAGTTCTCTAAGACCTATACGCGTGCGCGTGCTCTAGTTATACCCCTTTATGAAGATCGTGCATTAGCTGCCGCGTTGACGCCCGTTAAGGCTACGGTAACTATGCACGGCCAAAGGGTTTTGCCAGACGGCACTGTAAAGGACATTGTTGAGACCCGTGAGTCTGACAACGTAGAACGCGCCAAGTTGATGCTCACTGGCTATCAGTGGGCGCTTGGTTGGATGGTTCCTAAGAAGCATGGTCGTCAGGCCGATGTAACTAGTGGGCAACCTAACGAGCAGCTTACTGCGTTGTTCAATTCGTTGAAGTCTGGCCCGGCAGAGCCACAAGATGACTAAGATTTCAGGGATAGGGATTGCAACCCGACAAGCGTAGCATCACTCACTACGTTTCCCTGAAGTAATTTGAGTGTGTAAGGAGTGATGCTAGTGGAAAAGTTTCGTGTCGGTTTGATTTACAAAGTTACAAACAAATTGAGCAAGAAAGCCTACGTTGGCAAGACCGTTAAAACTAAGGTTCAAAGATGGGCCGAGCACGTTTATGCAGCTATGCATGGAATTCTAAGTCTAACGCAGAGAAAGAAAAGATAGCACGTAAGCGTTCGGTGAGCCTAGTTAAATATTTTGATAGTGTGGGGCGTAAACCTGCGCCTGTGTATAAGAGGTCGGCGGAAGTACGTGCTAGAATGGGCGCGGCGAGAAAGCGCGCCTGGGCCCGAGAAAAGAGCACGGCATGACTGAAATTATAGTAAAGCCTTTCGGTAAAAAAGCGCACGACTTCATTATGCGGAGGCCTCAGGACGATAAGCGTTATACGGTGCTGGAAGGGTCTGTAAGATCGTCCAAGACGATGGCAACGGTAGTTAAAACTATTGTGCAATACAGTAACTGGGACGTGCCGGGTAAGCGTTTTATTGGCGGGGTTAGTAAGGACTCTGTCATGCGTAACATGTTACTTGATTTGTTCTCTATTGCCGGGCGCGATGCTTATTCTTACAACTTAGCCACAGGAGAACTTTTTTTATTTGGTAGACAGTATTTCGTAGTTGGAGCGCGGGATGAGGCCGCATACAAGAAAATTCTTGGCGCTACCATTGGGTTGTTCATCGGCGATGAGATTGTAGAGTTCCCTAAATCGTTCCTATCGCAGGTATGGCTGCGTATGTCTCCTGATCAGGCACGCTTCGTGGGAACTACGAACCCTGGAAATCCTTACTGCTATTTAAAGTCAGAGGTTTTGGACAATCCAGCGTTTAAGCCTGACCTTGAAGATATTCACTTTGAGCTTAGTGATAATCCTAATATAAGCAAGCGCGCTAAGGACGCTATTATTGCTAGCCAAGTAGGTGTATATGCGCTTCGTTACGTGAAAGGCTTATGGGTTTGTGCTGAAGGATCTATCTACAAAGACTCTTGGGACGACAAGCTGAACACTTGCACAAACAAGACCGAGCCCATTGCACTGAAAAATGCAGGCGGTTACGTCGAGCATTGGTATGCGATCGATCCTGGAGTAGACCACCCGCAAGCGACATATGAATTCTATGATGACGGTACTACCATCTTCATAACTGACGAGGATGTGTGGGATTCTAAAAAGCGGCAGCATCAGCGCACGGACGCGGAATATGGAACGGCGCTTGAAACCTTCATGGGCAAGGCTAATTTAGGCTGCCAGGTTATCCTGCCGCCCGAAGCCGCCAGCTATCGAGCTGAGCTAACATCGCGGGGCTTGTGGGTTACGGACGCTGATAACTCTGTAAAAGAGGGCATTCACACAATATCAAGTTTGATGAGTCGACGGAACTTGGTAGTGAACAAAGATAAGTGCCTAAGGCTTTACAAGTCTATACCTAATTACGTCTGGGACGAGAAGGCTGCGCGGCGCGGTGAGGAAGAGCCCTTGAAATTGAATGACGACGAGGTTGATGCTATGCGCTACGGCATTCACGGTCACTTGCCGGCCTGGCGCGCCCAGGGAGGCGCTTAGATGACTAAGGCAAAGGACGCGCTTCCCTTCAAAACTCTCTTCTGGCTTGCTGCAATCTACGCCGTCCTTAAGAAGGCCCTCCCCCAAGAGACGGTTTCGCCCTCTGATTATGATTTGAGGCATTATTCGCCGAAGAAACGGAATTGGTAAGCATAAGTTTCCTCCACGCGCCAGGGTTTGAATGGAAAACGGGGCCTTGGCGCGTCTTTTTATCTGCAGCAAGGAGTTATGCGCTATGCCTGGATTACTTGATGTAGAGTCCGAAGAGAAGCCGATTGTCTTTGTAGTAACTGGAGATGAGATTCAGCAGTTGGATGCTGAGCACGCGGGGCCTACGCGGTTTAATCAATTCCTGCTGGAGAAGCTGAAGTTCTCCGGTGGTCCGGTATCGGGTTGCATTAACTTCAAACTGGACCGGGGTGCCCTGGCGCGTGCCAAGCCAAATCTTGAGGATGCGCGGTTCAAGCGGTTCCGCTACATCTGGCTCCCCAAAGAACATGCTGAGTATATTGCTAAGACCACGATGAACGACATTGAGTTCGCTAAGTGGAATGAACGCCACGAGGCGGGGACGATCCAATGAGTATGCGGCGCGAGAGGCTTCATGCGGCCCTGGACCGTGCCCTAGACGCGGCTGAGATAAAGCCTTTCCACGGCAATATTGAGAAACTAACGTCGGCCAATAATGATTTTCGCCGCGTTATTTTCACGGGTAAGCGTGAGCAGCTTGTATTGATGTCCTTGAAGCCCGGAGAGAACATTGGCAACGAGGTCCACCCCGACACGGATCAGTTCTTCCGCATTGAGCAGGGCACAGCGGAGTTCACGCTGGGCAACGGTAGCGAGGTATTCTCAGTAAGTGACGGTGGTGGAGTCGTAGTCCCAGCCGGTACGCGGCATGATGTGCGGGCTGGTAAAGACGGCGTGAAACTTTATACCATCTACGCTCCGCCTAACCACCCGGCAGGGACCGTGGAGCGGACTAAGGCTGAGGCCGAGAAGAAAGAACCTCAGTAATTAAGTTTCAAGGATAGGGAAGGCCTCCCGATAAGCGCGGCATCACTCACCGCGCTTCCTTGATTAAATTTGAGCGTGTAAGGAGTGACAGTGAAGCAGTTTCGTTTGGGCTTGATTTACAAGATTACAAACAAGATCAACAAGAAAGCATACGTAGGCTGCACATTGATAGCTAGAGGGATGTCTAGCAAAGAAGCGCGCCAGGCTAGATGGCATGAGCATATTTTAGCGGCTAGGCATGGCTCGCAGTGCGCAGTTCATCGGGCTATTAGAAAGTATGGAGAGAATGGCTTTATAGTTCGTACTTTGAAGATAGTGACAGAGCCATTACTATTCGCTGCGGAGATAGATCGTATAGCTAAGCATGACACATTCAAGCATGGCTACAATATGACGGCAGGCGGCGACGGAGTCACTATGACCATCGCTGTCCGAGGAAAAATAAGTCGGGCTGTTAGGAATGCGTTTGCTAGTAATCCCGGTCTAGCCGAGGCGATATCAAATCGACGTTTAGGAGTTCCATTATCATTAGAAGCACGGGCTAAGATTTCAGCTATTCAGCTAGGAAAGAAACAACGTCCCGAAGTTACTGAGAAGATACGGCAGGCTAATCTAGGCGCGAAGAGAAGCGCCGTAGGCCGGGCTAACATTAGCGCTGCTATGCTTGGTAGGAGAGCGTCAGATGAAGCGCGCGCGAGTCTAAGGGCTGCGTGGGTGCGGCGTAAGGCTAAAGGTCTAGGAGTAGCCTCAGACACCACTAAAAAGAAAATGAGTGCAGGCATAAGGGCTGCTTGGGTGGTACGACGCGCTGAGGGCAGAGCGTCAATGTCAGACGCTACTAAAGCTAAGATTTCAGCTATTCAGTTAGGACAGAAACGCAAACCTCTTTCAGAAGCTCACAAGCACAAATTGTCCGCAGCTGCGAAACGTAGAGAAGAGCGGCGCAGAAAGTCGGCTAGTATTGAAAACCAAAAAGCCGATTGAGTTTGGTCCTACAAAAAGAATCGAAAGAGAATTTTCCGCTGGAATTCGTTCCATAGTTGGCCGCGTTCTTGTTCCCAAGATGCCCGAACAATCGCTAGAGGAATGGCTCGCGGCCCTAGCTGAAAAGTCGAAGGCCAAGGACATCCAAGACGCTAGTGAATTGCTCGCTTCGCGCATGGTGAAATGGTGCAATGTCTCCAACGCCAAGACTTGGCGCGAAGCTGCTGCTAGATCTCAGAAATCTAGATTTTTAAGCAAACTACTCCAGCGCGAATTACAAGGCACCGCCACGGGCGCACGGGTCAGCGAAATAATTCGTACCAACGCGAATTACATCAGCAGTCTAGCCCTGGAGCAAGCTCAGGTGCTGACGGATGAAGTGACTAAGGCGCAGCAGAGCGGCGCGCGGGCGGAGACAATCTCTAAGATGATGCGGGTGCGCTATCCTGAGTTACTGCGCTCAAGAGTTCGTCTTATCTCGCGGACGGAAACTAGCAAGGCTTCAAGCGCTTTAACCGAAGCGCGCTGCTCTGACCTTGGCGTCAACTTCTATCAGTGGCTTACGAGCGAGGATGCTCGGGTGCGTAGTTCGCATGCTCATATGGCAAATGTCATAGTACCGTGGAATGAGCCACCTGACCCTGATCAGTTGGCTGGTATTAAGTCGCGGCTAGGGCCGGGCCACGCGGGGTGCTTTCCTAACTGTCGGTGCACTTCTGCCGCCATTTTGGATATTGAAGACATCCGCTTCCCAGCCAAGGTTTATCATGGCGGAGTTATTAAGATGATGAACGAGCAGCAGTTCAGAGCGACGTTTGCTAATGCGTAAGTTACTACGGAGGCGCGCCGTGGCCGGTAGGACGTTGGTAATTCGTAGTAACGATACGTTGGTGTTTAAGGGCTACGCGATTGACGCTAACATTCTTGATGCTATCGTGAATCCGGAGGCCCGGTTGCTCTGGGCCTTTATTAAGAAGGACCATGATATTCGCCCGGTGCCCTATTCTGAGGATAAGGTAATTTGGCTTACTGATGAAGACCTGGTAAGAAAATAACGAAAGGACGGCTCTATGCCTCGCCAACGTAAAGCCGCCCGCGTGGCGGGTAACTCTCAGCTTGATGCGCTGTTCAACCAGATGCGGCAGCCCGTAGGTAAGCAGTTCAAAGGCCGTACTAAGACGCGCCCGAACGAGGACAGACTGGGCCTAGTAGGGTCTACTGCTAACTTAGCCTTCGCTCAGGACTTTTTCAGTAACCCTGCCGCGCGCACAGGCTTCGGCACGACCAGCCTGGAGAACTTCACGGAGTACCCCCTAGTTCGCTGGACCTTGAACTTTTGGGAAGTCGTCAGCTTCTTTGAGTCATCTTGGATTGCTCGCCGCATTGTCGAAGCGCCTGCTCAGGATATTGTTAAGACCTGGCCCAAAGTTACTAGCGACATAGATCCTGAAGACCTATCTAGGCTGGACCGCGCTATTCGCCGGACAGCTACTAAGGATAAGGTATTAGATACCGTAATTCCGGCGAGATTGTTTGGTGGCGCGGGCGCTTTAATCGCAGTAGAAGGCCAGGACCACGAGCTTGACACGCCGCTGGATTTGAAGTCCGTTCCTCTTGGCGGGTACAAGGGCCTGATTCCGTTTGACCGCTGGAGCGGCATTTCTCCTACGGGCGATGTTTGTGATGATATCAATCGCCCTCTGGATTTTGGCAAGCCGGAGTTTTATGAGGTCCGCGTTAAGGGCGGTGAATCTTTCAAGGTTCACTCTTCCCGTATCCTTCGTTTTACTGGCCCCAAGGTTCCAGAGCCTGAAAACTCAGCTTATCAAGATTGGGGCATCTCGGTCCTAGCTCCGGTTATCCAAACTATTAAGGCGTATGACTCAGTCTCCAGTAATGCTCTGAGTCTTACTTATCGCGCTAACATTCTGGGTATGAGAGTTCCTGAGCTTGAGCAGATGCTTAGTGGCTTAGGTGTCAATCAGAAGACCGCGCAGAACTTTGAACGTCGCATGCAGAAACTCAACGAGATGCTAGACAATCAAAGTCTGGTCTTGCTGGGCAAAGAGGGAGAACTTAGTCAAACTCAGTACTCGTTCGCGGGTCTGGGCGAGATGATGCAGATGTGGCAGCTGGGAGTTTCGGGCGCGGCTAAAATGCCCGTCACCCGGCTGTGGGGTCGAACCTTCTCAGGTCTAGGCCAAGCCGGTGACGGCGATGAGCGCATTTACGAGGAGACTATCTCTACTGAGTCTGACGTAACGCTGCGGCCAGCACTTGAGAAACTTTACCCAGTAATCTGCATGAGCGAGTTGGGCGAAGTGCCTGACGACCTCAACTTAAACTTCCCCTCCATTCGTGTGCTAGATGAAAAAGAGAAGGCGGAGTTAGCCAAGACCGTAGTGGATACCTGCGTCGTGGCGTTGAACGCGGGCGGCATCAGTATTCGTACCTTTGCCCAAGAGTTGAAGCAGTCCAGTACCAAGACCGACATCTTTACCAACATCACGGATGAGAACATTGAGGCTTTGTCGGATAAGGTGCAGCAAGAGGGCGAGATGGGTGAGGACTTATTCGGAGCAAGCGAAGGCGGGCTGAGTCCGTCCAGTTCCCCGGATAAAGCCCTGCACGCACTGGCCGAGGAGCGTAAGGATAGGGAAACGCCCACGGCGGAGGCGGCGGGAGCACCAGAGGGCCTTAAACCGCCGCCAAAGGGCGCTGTAGAGGCTCATGATGAAGTCCCGGAGGGCCTTAAACCCGGCGACCGGCTCCATATTCACGGAAAATGGTTGACGGTGAGCGAGGTCGTAGTAGGCACAAAGGACTTGTTCGGTAATCCTACGGTGCAGGTTCATTTTGAGACGGGTGAGATTATTCCGTACCAAGTGAAGGCGCGTACGCAGGACACTAAGCCCTACACCCCGGAGAAAATTCGCGAGTTGGCAACCAAGCCTATTCAAGGTAAAGTACAGAGTCGTGTAGTACAGAATCGGATTATTCGCGACCTCGCTGAACAAGGTTACTTTTATTGGGTGGCTGAGGCAGAGGCGGCAAAAGAACTTGGCAAACAAAGTGACGTAGTAGCGGCTGAACGTGAGATCTCTAAATACAGAACCTTGTTGAACTCGGCGGGGGCCAAGGACGCTGACGGTCCTGAAGCTGAGGAACTGAACATCCACGGTCTTCCCGTTGTCATCGAGACTCACAAGGGCGAAACACGCAGCGGGCCGGGATGGTCTAACGTCCTCCCATACGACTACGGGTTTATACGTGGCTACCAGGGCGCGGATGGTGATTCACTAGACGCCGCCGTGGGGCCTAACCCTGAGTCTAAGTGGATTTACGTCTTTGACCAGAAGCAAATTGATAGCCAGAAATTTGACGAATCAAAATGCTTCTTTGGTTATGACTCGCTGGGTGACGCCGTTAAGGCTTTCAATATCGGCCATGACAAAGCATGTCTGGTTTACCGCGATGTGACGCCCATGCAGATTGACGACTTCAAACATTGGATCAACACTGCCGATCTTACTCGGCCCGCAGGAGCAGTGAAGCGATGAAACGATTTGTAGAGATTTTATTTGGGTTTGTCATAGCTTCGTCTATCTGCCTGGCGCAGGCTAATTTTGAGAATATCAGGGTATTGAGTACTGCGCCGGTAGGCCCCTGCTCAGAGCCTGTTTCCATTACTAAGGTAAATGGCGGGCTCGCACCGGGTTTGTATCAGTGCCTACAGGGTGTGTGGACTTTGACGGCTCCTAGTAGCAGCGGAACCGCAAGCGGCTTGGCTGGAGGAGTGCTTGGCAGCCTCCCGATTCAAAGCGCACCCAGCACGACTGCAATGGTCGCTCCGAATACCAGTACCACACCCCGGATTCTAGTCCAGACCGGAACCGGAACGGTCGGCGCATCTCCTGTATGGACGACCACACTTCCCGCTACCTCCGAGCCAGCGCACACCGGAGACGCCACGAATACGGCTGGATCATTGGCAATGACGGTTGTCCAGGTCAACGGAGCCTCCGTTCCTGCCAGTGCAACGGTTATCGGCAGTAACTCTTCTTCGCAGTTGATTGTAACGGCCACGACAGGGACGGGCAGCGCGGTGCTATCCACTTCACCAACGCTTACTGGACCTGTTGCTATTTCAGGTACGACTCAAGGCATTACCTTTTCGGCGGGGACTGCTACCGCTGGGGCATCTGGTAATGTAGTTATTTCCTCTGATGCCACCGTTGGCAACCTTATGGTCAACGAGAACGCCACAGGGCCATCGCGAGCGTGCACGGCATTGAATGGGGCGTGCGCCAGTGCTACTCAGGTCAACGGAGCCTCCGTTCCTGCTTCGGCTTCCGTACTGTCCTCAAATTCTTCTTCACAAATTACTGCGGCTACTAGCCATAACGAAAGTCTTCCGGCTAACTGCGTACAGTCCAACACCAGCACCACGGCGTACACCTGCACGACGGCCCCGACATTCACCCCAGCATCTGGCGATCATATCCAGTTCGAGGCGCTGTACGCCAACACTGCATCGTCAACCCTGGCGGTCAACGGAGCAGCAGCGGCAACCATCAAAAAGTGGGGCGGCTCTGGAACTCTGATCGCTAATGATTTATTGACTTCACACTGGATTAGCGCAACTTTTGACGGGACGTATTGGCAGCTTGAAGGACAGCTTGGCAACGCAAACACCACGCAGGTAAATGGGGCAACCGTGCCGGTATCCTCGGCTGTGTTGGGGAGTAATGCCAGTAGTCAGTTGATAACTCCGTCAGCTGTGGCCCATAGTGTCTTGGGAAATACAACAGGATCGGCAGGGGCTCCGAGTTTCACGAGTGCGCCATCTGTGACCAGTATTACGATCAATAGCGGTACAGCCATGGGCGGCAGCACGGGCACTGGGGGATATGCGCAGGAAACCACCAGCGCGGCGAAAACAAGCGGAGACTTAGCCAGTTATGACGCTAACGGAAATGTCGTAGATAGCGGAGTTCATTCTCCTGTGTTTGGAATGGTCACGCTGGTTTCAGGAACCTATACCGTGAGCACTACCGCTGCCTGCACGCCAAACGGAACCACCTGCAATATTCAACTAACGCGCTGCATCGGGAATGGAAGTTCCGCAGTAGGTGTTCCCACGGTAAGCACAGTCGTAGTTGGAACATCATTCATAATCAATTCTTATTCGTCCGTCGCGTCAGTAGCGACAGGCGATATTGCATCTGTGTGCTGGCGTATCAACTAAGGGAGGGGAGAGGTCCACTGACATGAGAAAACTCATACTTTTGTTGCTGCTCGTTCCCGTCATATCATGGGCATCGGCTGCGAATGTCTACATCACTCAGACTGGCAGCGCGACAGGCAATTGCACCACGAGCGTTCAAACACCGGCATTCTTTAATAATGCCGCCAATTGGGGCGCCGGGGCGAACCAGATTGGGCCTGGAACCACCGTATTGTTCTGCGGAACGTTTACGGGAACGGCGGGACAGACTGGCTTCACTTTTCAGGGAAGCGGAACATCCGGAAGTCCAATCACGTTGCTGTTCGACACGAACGCGCAAATGTCAGCGCCATATTGGGGTTCGGGGAGTTCCGGCGCGATCTTTTGCGCAGGACAAAGTTATCTTATCGTCAATGGTGGAACGAACGGAATCATCCAGAACACTGCGAACGGAACAAGTCTAGCCTATAGCCAATCCAGTTATGGGATATTCGCCGTCAACTGCTCAAATATCGAAATCCGTAATATTACCATTCAAAACATCTACCTCAACCAGGGCAGCA